TAGGAATAAATTTACTCGTGATGAAGTAATTGAAACTCTGCAAAAAGAAGATAATGTATCTCAAGAAGTAGCCAATGAAGCAGCCAACGAAGCAAAGAATAAAATTGATGAATCTTTGTTTTGGAAGGTTAACGCAAGAGGTCAGGTGTCTATTGATAATACTATTTTAGAGCAATGGTATGAGAAGAACTTTATCTATCGATTCATGATAACTGATAAGGATTGGATCATGATTCACGATGATAATTGTCATATCTCCGAAATATCAATTGCTGATATTAAAGGCAAAATAAAGCAATACATGAAGGATAATATGTGCGAAGAATTTATCAAATCACAAGTTATCCGTAAACTAAACAATGAATATCTTAGAGATAGTCAGCTTGAATGGATTACTCCAAAAACTATTAAGTGGCTTCGTGATGAGCGTACTACTGCCTACTTCTTCTATCAAAATTATTGGGTAGTAATTGATAAAGATTCAATTAAAACAGTTGATAAGAGCCTTACACTACCAGGATATATTTGGGAAGATCAAGTAATCAAAAGAAGTATCGAACTTATCGGAAATCCCGATGAGTTGGTTAAATCAGAGTTCTGTAGATTTATTTGGAACATCACAACAGGTACTACTCCTGAGAAATATGAATTGCTTGATGATGATATCAAAGAAAACATTAATCAGCGATTTCATGCCATGTGCCGTACTATCGGATATATCCTCCACAACTTCAAAGATCCTGCAGTTCCTCGTGCTGTAATCCTTACCGATGAGGTAATATCAGATAATCCTGAAGGCGGAGTAGGTAAAGGAGTATTCCTTAAAGGTTTATCCAAAATCAAGAACATGGTTACTATGGATGGCAAAGCATTCAATCCTAATAAGTCTTTTGTTTGGCAGCGAGTAACACTGTCAACGCAAGTCATAGCACTGGAAGATGTTAATCGAATGTTTGACTTTGAGAAGCAGTTCTCAATGGTTAGTGAAGGTATTGAGGTAGAAAAGAAGAACAAGGATTCATTCTATATTCATTATCCTGAATCGCCTAAGCTTATCATTACTTCCAACTATATTATTCAAGGATCAGGTGCATCGCATGAGCGTAGAAGAATCGAAATCGAACTGAAGCAATACTACAAGCCTAACTTCTCGCCTCGTGATGAGTTTGGCCATAACCTATACGATGATTGGTCCGATACTGAGTGGAATCTATTTGATAACTTTATGATGTGGTGCGTGCAACAGTACTTACTTCATGGAGTAGCAAAGCCAGTAAACAAGAACTTAAGCCTTAAGAAACTCAAGAATGCTGTGCCTGATACCTTTATTGAATGGTTTAAGCTAAAAGAGTATGAGCATGGAGTTTATCATGAACTTGGAACACTTGCAAATGAATTCAGAGCCATTGATCATGACTGTGCTAAAGTTACAAATCGCAAGATTAGCGGTTGGATTAAGGCTTATTGCGAATATTGGAAGTGGGAATACTTTACTAAAACTACCAGCAATGGAGCTCACTTCATCCTAAATCCCGAAAAATAATGAGGAATTGGCAAAAATAGTGAGGAATTGGATGATGCATAAGTCATTGATTCTCTAAAGAAAATGATGAATTGCAAAAAAAAAACCTCAAAAAAACCGTTCCAAAATTCTTCTATCTTTTTTATTATACTATTATTTTATATGATTCTAAGAAATATTCATCATAAAAAGAGATAAAGAACTAATAATCAGTAAGAAATTCATCATTAAATTCATCATTAATTCTTAACTTTACAAAAACCTAAAAAAATGGCTTACGAACTAAAAGAAATGCAAGGCTCGTTGTTCAAGAACAACAAAAAGACAACAGAACTCCATCCTGATTACACAGGCAAGATCAAGGTAAATGGCGTTGAACTCCAGCTGAGTGCTTGGGTTGCGAAAACAAAGGCAGGCGAAACCTACCTAAACATAAAGGCAAAGGAACTTACTCCCACCTTTAATCCAAGCTCTCAGGATAACTTTGGAGCACAAGGTGGCACTGACCTACCTTTTTAATAAGTTAATCGCTTAAAACGCTTTAAAATGCTTATTTCACTAATTCATCCGAGCTTGGGCAGACCTGTTCAGGCTCGGAAGTGTTATGATCACTGGATGAAAACTGCTTCAGGAGATCATGAGTATGAGTGGATAGTTAGCTTATCGATTAAGGATGCATCGCTTGAGCAGTACCATCAGACCTTTACTAATTCAAATGCTGTGCTTATTACAGCCAACACAAGGAATATGGTTGAGGCATCGAATGAAGGTGCTAAGGTTAGTGCTGGTCAGATAATGATCCTGGTATCGGATGATATGTGGAGTCCTCAACTTTGGGATGAAAGAATCCTCCACAAGTTCGAGATGATAGATGGACCAGGACTGCTTCAAGTGGATGATGGCATAACTTCCAAGAAAATGACCATTCCAATAATGAATCGAGAAGCTTATGCGAAGTTGGGATACATGTATCATCCTGACTACATCAGTATGTTTGCTGATGATGATTTGCGAGCAACGGCCTTGAGTAATGGCATGTACTACAACGGAACGGATATACTGATTGAGCATAGGCACTATTCAGTGAATAAGTCAAAATACGATAAGACCTACCAATCTGAGAATAGCAGAACAGCGTGGAGGATAGGCGAGAAGATATTCTTTGAACGAGCAAAACATAAGTTCCCAATATGAAGAAACTGTGGACAATTGCAGTGTTAACTATACCAAGTAGGAAGCCATTCCTGGATAGGTTAATGGCTCGATTGAAACCACAGCTTAATGATCAGGTGCGAGTCAAGGTATTCAATCATCCAACGAATAGCATCGGCAACAAGAGGCAACGAGCTCTTGATGATTGTAAGACTACTTACATCAGCTTTATTGATGATGATGATCTTGTGCCTTCTCATTATGTAAACGCTATCTTAAGCAAGATGAAGTATCTGCCTGATGGCATTGGCTTTCGTGGAATCATCACGAGCAATAACATCAAGCCTGTTGAGTTCGTGCATCGTGCTGGGTTAAGATATATCGACAAAGTATTTAGGTCATCGGATTGTTATATCTTCCATCGACCACTTAACCATCTTAATCCTGTTAAGGTAGAGATTGCAAGGAAGATAGGCTACAAGGATTCTAACTTTGAAGAGGACAAAGATTATGCACTGCGATTAGCTGAGAGTGGTTTGATTACTGATGATGTATTCATAGATGAATTCTTATACTTCTATCAGTATAGGAGTAAAAATGTAAAAGTGTAGTATCTTTGTATTTAAACTAATAAACAATGATTGGAGATAAGAACTGGATTAAGGATATCTTCAAGGAGTACCTTGATGAGTACGATCTTTACAAGTTCGCTGCTGATATGAATGCTTTACAGCCTAAGGATAGGCTCAAGGCTATTACTGATATCTTGCCTTATCTACATCCGAAGATGAGCAGTCAAGAGATTAAGACCGATGATAATAACATTACAATCAGAGTAGTGCGTGAGTGAGATAACAGTAACTCTTAAGGAGCTTCATTCAGGACAGACTAAAGTACTTGGCGATAAGTCCAGGTACAATGTATTGAAGATTGGTAGGCGATGGGGCAAGACTACACTGGCAGTAAACGAACTGCTTCCGCAGATTGCTCTTGATGGCTTACCATGTGCTTACTATGCACCTACTTATAAGGACTTGAATGATGTGTGGATTGAGTTAAAGACAGCACTTAAGAGCGTGATTGAATCTAAGAATGAGCAGACAAAGCAGATGCGATTAATCACTGGAGGAGTGATTGACTTCTGGAGTATGGATGAGCCTGATAGTGGGAGAGGAAGGAAGTATGCAAGAGTAGTTATTGATGAGGCTGAGAAGGCTAAGAAGTTTCGAGAGGCTTGGAATCAGACTATCATGGCAACACTGATAGACTACAAAGGAGATGCGTGGATTCTATCTACTCCGAAGTTTGGGCAGACATACTTTAAAGAACTATTCAAACGAGATGAAGATGCAAGCTGGAGTTCATTCAACCTTAGCACTTATGATAATCCTCACATTGATCCTATGGAAGTGGATCACTTGCGTGAGCAGTTGGATGAGCTTACTTTCCGATGTGAGATACTTGCAGAGGATGTCGATGTTACGAATAATCCTTTCGCTTATGCCTTCGACACTAAACATATCCATCCTGTATCATACGATTCAAGTCAGCATCTATACTTATCTTTCGACTTCAATGTGGATCCTATCACATGCATAGCGGTCCAACAGATTAACGGTTGCATCCATGTGGTTAAGGAGTTCTATCTGAAGAACTCTGACATCTATCAGCTATGTGATCAGATCATAGTGGCCTTTCCTAAAGCATCCTTCATTATCACTGGAGATAGTACCGGTGCAAATAGATCAGCATTAACTCAAGGTAACTTAGGATACTATGATGTAGTGGCTACGAAGTTGAGGTTAGGAAGAGCACAGATGAAACAGCCATCAGTTAATCCATCCATCCGAGATACGAGAGTGCTCGTGAATAGTTTGCTTCAGAACTATTGTATCAAGATAGATCCTTCATGTGAGTGGCTGATTAAGGACTTGAAGTATGTGGAGGTAGATGGCGATGGAGATATCATCAAGGATAGGCAAAGTGATTTAAGGAAGGCGGATTTGCTTGACTGCTTCAGATATTATTGCAATTCATTCCATCGTGATTGGATTCGCTTCTTTAATTAGTATATTTGTAACATGGCAACATATACAGCAACATTCACAATTGATGCTTCAGACAATGGTAACTTGTCAAGCTATAACATGTTCACTAATAATTCTTATTCAATCAGCAATGGTATGAATAACGGAAGTTTAACTGATGATATGGATTCTATGCAATTTGGTTTGCAATCTTTTTATGGAGGAACTGTTTCATATTCATTTAGTGGAGGAAGTACATGGTTAGATACTACAACTATAACTTGGACTATTGTAGATCCTACATTTGTGCCATACTTTATTTATGTTACAACTGAGAACTTTTATTATCCGATGCAGTTCGAAGCTGCTACAACTGCTTCCACAATCTGCAACACTTGCCAACTCATTCAGCTTACTCAGTGTGGCGATGATAGCTTTTATCTTGATCTTGGTTTGGCTGATGGCAGTTATACAGCTTACTACACTGATAACACTTCAGGAGTAGTTTGGGAGCAAGGCACATATTCAAGTAGTGAGTCAGGAGGTTTAGCCATGTATCAATGGAGTGCAACAGAAGGAATGTTTAATCAGTACAGCTTCTATACTTTGACTATTGTTGATTCCGATGGAGATGCTGTGAGCTGGGTAGTTAATGATGTGGAGTACACTTGTGCAACGCTAACATTCAAAGTAACTGTAAATGTAACTGACTAATGCTAATGCAAGAAACATTATTATTCTTATTACTCAATTCACTTTATATAAATGGATTGAGATTAGCCTTTGAAGAAGGAATGATCTTCGAGAAGTTGAATGATTTAGGCGAGGAATATATGGGCAAGATGTGGATGCCTATTGCAGGTTGTGTAACTTGCATGGCTTCTGTGCATTCATGGCCATACCTGGTTAGTGTTATTGATTGGACTGATTTGAAGTCAGCTATATTGGAAGCAGTTCTTTATATTTGTGCATTGGCAGCAGTGAACACAATCATATATAAGAAGCTAATCGATGACGGATATTAATGATTACCTATTAAGCATAGGTTACAAAGCACGAGGCAGATGTGCTTGTATGAGCAGAGCCTACAGATGGAAGCATCCTGATGGGCATGAGTTCAAGCTTGACAAGTGGAATAGATGGGAATTGATTTACAATGGAATAAAAAGATATGGAAAGATTGAAACAGCGATTCAAGAAGTTAAAGATTACTACGAAAAACGCATGGCTTAAGTTATCTACGAAGGTAACAGGCAAAACAGTATGGCAGTTAGAAGAAGGACATGTGATTGAGCCTGCCTTTATTAGTAACGGAGTACAGTACTATCGATTGAAGGATTACTTTAATACCTTCTCAAGTCGAGGACTGACAGCACTCCAGGTGTACGAAGAGTGGAACATGAGGCTTCAGAAGGAACACTTACAAACATTCATTGAGCGATTCGATGAGATTGTGAATGATCCGAAGCAGATTAAGGTTAGTGAGTTGTGGAAGATAGTGTCGATGCTTAAGGAGAGATTGGATTTCGTAGTACCTACTACGGACCTAATCTATAAGTTTGCATCGGTTGCATTCTTCGATAAGAATGAGAGTCCATACAGTTATGATCCTGAGTATGCGAAAGAGAAAATCAAACGCTGGAAGGAGGCAGGAGATGTCAATGATTTTTTTATCGTGATGCAGCTAAAGGATATAGTGCCGTTGCCAACGCTATCAGAGCAAGATTTAGCGATATGTTTGTCAGTGATAGACAAGGTGGCGGGGCATCAATTGATGAAGCTGCAGGATATGTAATGGCTAAGAATGCGGAGAATGGATTCATTCAAAGGACCATACTGAATCAGAGGTATGGAGTAAATTGTAACAAATTAACGCTGTGGGAGTACATGCTCCTATTAGAACACACATATAAACAAGACAAATAAATTAAAAACAACACAATGCCAGCATCAATAACATACGCAAAAGGAGCTCAAAACTTTACAGCAACAGTAGTAAACGGATTTTTAAATTTTAGTTATGAAGTAGTAGATAATTATAACACTGATACATCAACAGGAGATAGTACTACTGCATATAGTTATTACCTTCCAGCAGATGCAGTTAGCTTAACTTTAATCAATAATCAAGATTCAGGCTCTGCAGAATTATTTGAATTATCATATCAGAATGTACAGATATCATTTTCAGCAGGAGAATATTTTGATATCATTAATGGAACTCTATTAGATGTAGGAGCAGTTTATTCATTAGTTTCTGGAGCTTTAGCAATATAATATGAGCTACTCACTAACTGACTATAGTGCTACGGAAGTAGAATTGAATGATGGCTTGCGTAGTTATTATTACAAGAAATGCTATTGCTCAGTAGAGTTGCAAGGTGAGTACATTGTATTTACATCTCACAAGGTTGAGAACAATGCTTACCGCCAATCATGGACCATTGCATATACTGACTTCACTACTCCAACAGGATCAGCGGCCACAGTACTTGCAGCCATTAAGACTATCATCGAGAACTATGCAGGAGGAGGTACTCCAACTCCAACAGGTTACTATGGAATGTGGCAAGACAATGTTACGCAAACAGCTCCTTCAAGTAATGTAGGATTAGCAATGATTTTTAGAGAAACTGACTTATCTAATGGAGTTTCAGTTGTTACTAATGGCACTAACCTTACTCGAATAACCTTTGCTAACACTGGTATCTATAATCTTCAGTTTAGTTCGCAGTTTCAGAATACAGACAATGCGTTACACGATGTAACTATTTGGTTGAGATTGAATGGAAGTGATGTAGCAGGCTCTTCAGGATTTGTATCTGTACCACAGAGAAAGAATCCATCTGAGCCTGGTCATATAATTACAAGTTGGAACTATCTTCTTGATGTAGTTGCAGGTCAGTATTATGAGTTATACTGGAGTACTACTAATCATACATTCGTATCAATGGAGTATTATCCTGCAGGCAGTCCTCCTCCATCAACAGCATCAGTAATCTTAACTGTTACTCAGCAAAGTGGAATCATGGCAGGCACAGGTATCACTGCTATAAATTCATTAACAGGCTCTGCTCAGACATTAGGAGTAGGTACAAGTGGAACTGACTTTGCAGTTAGTTCTTCAGGCACAGCTCATACACTAAATCTTCCAACAGCATCAGCAACTAATAGAGGAGCTTTATCATCATCTGATTACACTACATTCAATAATTC